TAGCTACTTTTACTTTAACCCAATTCGTGTGCTCAGGTGTTAACTCAATTAACGTTAAATCAATATCATAGCTAATAACATCTTTACGATTTAAATCTGCTCCAAATAAATTTCCGAAATGGTCACAAGCGTTCTTTAATTACTTATTTTTCGGTTTCGTATTCTTAGGACTTTTAGTGTGTGGAATTATTATTAAAAAATTAGATAAAGATGAGTAACTTACCAAAAATTAAAGATTTATATTCTGATATTATTGTAGCACAAAAAAACGATGCATTTGTTACCTTAATGAACCAACAACCAAAAGCGGAATGGGTTAAAGTGCATCCGTTTATTAAAAACTACAAATACTTACCTATTGAAAGAATTGAGTTTCTTTTAAAGACTATTTTTAAATCGTATCGTATTGAAGTGTTACGTGAGGGAACTTCTTTTAATGGTGTTTATGTAGTTGTAAGAGTACATTATTTGCATCCGTTAACAAACACGTGGGAGTTTCACGATGGCGTCGGTGCAAGTCAATTGCAAACGGCAAAAGGTACGTCGCCAGCTGATTTAAATAATATCAATAATGGTGCTTTAAGTATGGCGTTTCCAATGGCGAAAACAATAGCAATCAAAGACGCTTGTGACCATTTCGGAAATTTATTTGGAGCAGATTTAAATCGTAAAGATGTTATTAGCTATGATATTGATTTAACGTTAATTGAGTTAACACCTGAGCACCCGAATTGGGATAAAGTAAAAGTAGCTATTGAAAGCGGAAACTTTACAATTGAACAAGTGAAATCTAAATATACTTTGTCTAACGAAAACGAATTATTATTATGTCAGAATTTAAAATAAGAGCGAGTGCTGGAGGTAAGTTAATGACTGATCCACGTAGTAAAACTGAAACACTTTCAGAAACCACAAAAACATACGTTTATGAATGGTTAAAGGAAAAAATTTACGGAGTTCGTAAAAACATTCAAAACAAATATTTAACTAAAGGGTTAAAATTAGAAGATACTGCAATTGATAAATCAATAGAATGGTTAGATTTGCCATTCACTTTAAAGAATGAGCAGTTTTTTGAAAATGATTACTTTTGTGGAACACCTGACTTAATTGTAGATGGTGTTGTTTACGATACAAAATGTAGTTGGGATTGTTTTACGTTTCCATTATTTGATAATGATATACCAACTAAAGACTATTTTTATCAATTGCAGATTTATATGGAATTGACTGGTTGTAAAAAAGCTAAATTAGTTTACGTTCTACTTAATACACCCGATGAACTAACCTATGAAGAAAAGCACAACTACGATAACTTAGGTAAAAAATATCGAATTAAAACTTTTGATGTTGATTATGATCCTGAGGTTATTGAAAAATTAAAAAACAAAGTAATACAAGTAAGAGAATTTATAAATCAATTAAATTATTAAAAAATGTCGAAAATCCAAGTAACATTAGACGCTACAAAATTGCGTAATTTAGTTTCAAAAAGAAACTACCAAAACAAAAACGGCGAACAAGTAGAACTTCAAGAAGTAAAGTTTGAATTAGTTCCAATGAAAGAACCAAAAACGATTTATACAAAAGATAATATGCGAATTGATAAAACCCATTTCGCTTGTGTTATTCAAACAAAAGAACAACGTGAGGCAAAAGCTGATACTATTTATATCGGTGAGGGTTTTAGTACTATTTGGGGTTCGGATAAAAAAGAAGAAGTACACACTGCAACACCAATTAAAGACGAACCAGCAGACGATTTGCCTTTCTGAAACAATCCTAATTTAAAACTTTTAATCGACACGTTCGATTTAATCCGAATTTAATTTTTAAGTTCGGATTTTTTTTTGTAGGTTTGCTATGTCGAACGTCCACCGACAGAAAGATACTGGTTAAACATAACCAAAACAACCCGAAAATGATAGGAGTGGACGCCTTGATTTTTTGGGTTTTGTTTTTTATATTATGCAATTAAGACCATACCAACAAAATCAACTTGAACAAATATTGTTTAAGTTACCGAGCGTTAATAAGCTATGCGTTCAACTGAGTACTGGCGGAGGTAAGACCGTAATCTTTACCGAACTAACAAAACAATTAAATAGCGATACTTTAATTTTAGTTGATAGTGAAGATTTAGTAAACCAAACTTTTAAAACATTTCAAAAACAAGGCGTCGATGTAGCTACTTTTGAAAGTAAAAACAAAATTTTTCCTAATAATAAAGTAGTAGTTTCAATGGCTCAGACTTTATTTAACCGATTACAAAAGAAAACTAATTTAATTGAAAGATTTAATTACCTAATAATTGATGAGGCGCACGTTTGGATATTTAATAAAATATTTGATTACGTAAAAGACTGCAAAATTATTGGTTTCACCGCAACACCAGTAAGACTAAATAGAACTAAGTTTTATAAGTGCAACGAATGTAATACCGAACTACCATTTATAAAAGAACTTGAAAACGTTACGCATTGCGGTTATGAAATGAAAGTTTGGACGAAAGAAGAAACTATGCACGATGTTTACGACGATATTGTAGTAGGCGTTGGAATTGATTATTTGATAGATAATGACTTTTTAGTAGACGAGGAACTTTATTCAATATCGGTTAACACCGCAAATTTAAAAACAGATAGTAGCGGAGAGTTTACCGCTGAGTCAATCGCTGAAACTTACGAAAAAGAAGAAGTTCAAATCGATATTTTACACAACTACGAGCAGTTATGTTTAGGTAAAAAGACTATGATTTTCACCGCATCAACTAAAGTTAATCTTTTGATTTACGAAATGTTTAAAGAAAAAGGATACAACGTGAAAATGTATGATAGTGTAAACAACGATAAAAAAGAAAGAAAGCCTTTGATACGTTGGTTTGAAAATGAACGTGACGCAATTCTTTTGAACGTTTCTTGTTTTACAAAAGGTTTTGATGTTGATGATGTCGAGGCTATTATAATGGCACGACCCACCGCTTCATTATCTTTATTTATACAAATAGCTGGTCGAGGTGCAAGACCTACGAAAAAGATTTACAAAGATAAATTTATATTTATCGATGGAGGAGGCAACTCTGACAGATTAGGAATGTGGAGCGACAAAACAAGGGATTGGGAAAAGATTTTCTTTAATGGTTTAAAACCGCCTAAGCAATTAAAAGAAAGTTTAGACGATATAAACGAGTGTAACAATTGCGGATTTTTAAAAATGAAATCGCAAAAAGTTTGTCCAAGTTGCGGTTACGAAGAACCAATAATTGAAACCGAAGAAAAAGAAGTCGAAATCGTAACAAACAAAGTAACTGCGGTTAAAGTAAAACAAATATATCCTAATGGCGAAAAAATTATAAAGTACGTTCAATCAATTAATGAGGATATAAATTTTGCTTTTAAAATACTTATTAATCAAACATTTGACTTATTTGTAAAAAATAGAGTTACTTTTGGAAGCTATAAAAAATCGATTGGAAACGGAAACTTTGACAGAAAAATTAATCGTATCTTAGGAGAACCATTTATAAAAATTATCAACGCATTACCAAGTAAAACAAACCGAACTTTGAATTATTTAAAAACAAAATTAAAAGATAAACTTCAACAATATTATGATAAAATTCAGTAAATATCCAACGGCAAAAAGTATAGATAAAATTGATATTGATATACAAGATTATATTGATATGGTGCAAAAAGGAACTTACCAAGACTTAGTTTTAAAAGCTCGTTCGGTAAAGTCAGATAAAGATGCTTATAATCAATGCAAAATAAAAGCTCCAGTTATTACGGGTTCGGCAGTTATGAAAAACGGAAGTAAAACCGCTGATAATATTGAGGAACTAAACGGACTTATTGTTATTGACATTGACGACGATGTAGATTTAACTTTATTAAATCAAATCAATAACGATAAATATACTATGTTATCACACCGCTCGTTTGGTGGCGATGGACTTTGTGTATTTGTAAAAATAAATCCTAATAAGTTCTTAGAAAGTTTCAATGAATTAGCTCAATATTATTGGGATAATTTTAATGTGGCTATAGACCCAAGTTGTAAAAATAAAAACAGACTTAGATTTATATCGTACGACCCATATTTGTTTTTAAATGAAAATTCAAAAAAGTTTATAGCTAAACAAGTTATTAAAAAAGAGAAAGTACATAATTTTGTTTTCGTAAATGATGACTTTCAAAATATACTTTCACAAATACAAGAAAAACAAATCGACCTTTGCCAAGATGATTATGATAGATATGTTAGAATTGGTTTTGGTATCGCTTCTAAATTTGGTGAAAGTGGTTTTGCTTACTTTGACGCTATTTGTAAATATGGTTCTAAGTACGATGCAAACAAAATAGAAAAACACTATAAAAACTTTTGTAAAGGTTCGGGTCAAGTTTCAATATCTACTATTTATTATTACGCAAAAGAATTAGGTTTAAAACTTTATTCTGAGAAAACCGAAACTATTATAAATAGGGTTTCAGTTGCTAAAAGTCAAGGAAACCCAACTATTGAAAGTGTAAAAAAATCACTTGAAAAAATCAATAACATTACCGATGCAGACGAAGAACTTATAAAATTTTTAATTGATAGTAAAAAAGATTTTAAGCAATTAGATGAAACATTAACCGATTCTAAAAAGCTGCAGAATTTTATTTACGAAAATTACAATCCAGTAAAAGATACTATCACAAATGAAATTTTTATAAATGGTCAACTTTTAGATGATGTGAAACTTAATACTATTTACTTTGCGTGTAAAAATTATTTAGACTTTGCACCTACTAAGTCAGACGTTCGGGATATGATTAACTCAGAACATACCACTTTATTTAATCCATTAAATGAGTTTTTTAAAAACAAATTACACGAAAATTCAGAAAGTGTTATCGATGATTATATTAATTGCATTGAGCCAAAAAGCGAGTATAATAATTGGGCTTTTAAAAAATGGATTGTAGGTTGCGTACATAATTGGTTAGCACCTATAAACGAGCCTAAAGTTTCGCCTTTAACATTAGTTCTTTGTGGTCAAAAACAAGGCACTGGTAAAACTTCATTCTTTAGAAATTTATTACCAGCCGATTTACAAAAGTATTTAATTGAGCATAAAATAGACGCTAAAGACAAAGATAGTATTTACAATCTCGTAAAAGGTTTACTCGTTTTAGATGATGAGTTTGGTGGACTTGCAACACGTGACGTAAAAGATTTTAAAAAAGTAGCTGATACTAATATGGTAGATATTCGCTTACCTTATTCGAGCTATTATGCAAAATTAAAAAGACGTGCTTCTTTATGTGGTACAAGTAATGAAAAAGACGTTTTAAAAGACGTTACTGGTAATAGACGTATATTGCCTATAAATGTAGAAAAAATCGATTACAATCGCTTAATTTCACTTAATACCGCTAATTTATGGTTAGAAGCTTACCAACTTTATAAAAATGGTTTTGATTGGAAAATATTTTCTAATGATGATATTGACTTCTTGCAAAATAATACGATAAAGAATATTGAAAATATGCCAGTTGAGGACTTATTTTTTGAAAATTTTTCTATTGAAAGAAATAATTTCTTTGAAGTTGAAGTAGTTCTTAGTCAAGGTCAAATACTAAATTTTCTTAATGGTATCGCAAACTTTGTAGTAACTAAGTATGATGTAAAAGACATTATCACTAAAAACAAATTAGAAAATAAATTATACAAGAAATACGGGAAAACAATGCGTGGATATTGTCTTTATACCCAAAATAACGAATAAAAAAGGTAACAAAAGTAACAAAAAGGTAACATAAATTTTAAAAAAATGTTACCTCTTAATTACTTGAAAACTAATAACTTATAACTAAAGTAACAAGGTAACATAAAATATCATTATAAAACTATATAGGATATATAATATTTACTTTTATAGTAATAAATGAAAAATATAATTTATATTTAAACTCTATAGAAAAAAAAATGTTACCTTGTTACTAACAACTAACTAATTGAAAAACAAATATTTAAAGGTAACAAAAATGAATGAAAATAATATTCAACAAGAAATAGTAGTTTGGTTTAACAATAATTACTGCTTAAAATCACATAAAAATAGATCTATGATTTTCTCAGTACCAAACGACTCTATAAATCCGATTGAAACTAAAAGAAAAATTAATACTGGACTTTTAAAAGGTGCAAGTGATTTAATTGTAATTTTGCCAAACAGACTTTTATTTGTTGAAGTAAAGACAGAAAAAGGAATTCAGTC